ATCTATCGGTTGCGACAACGACTGACAAAACAAGAAGCCATGTACAACGTAGAACGATTGCGCAAATCTGCGGATTCTCGCATGCAACATGCTCGAGCGCTTGAAGCATACGCACAGGAGCTTCCCGATTGAACGCCAGAGAGTTCATCCTCGAGTCCGCCCAGTCGCGTTACGCCAAGCACCGCAGCCGCAACCCCGAAACCGATGTGGTCAGCGCTTGCCTGCACGTCTGCCGCATGCACCGTGCCGTGGCCTGGGCTGAGCGCATCAATACCGGTGCTGGCCGCATCTGGAACGACCGCGATAAAAAACTCTCCCAGTTCATCCGATTCGGCTTTCGCGGTGCGCCCGACATCATCGGGCTTCTTCGCGGCGGGCGTATGCTCCTCATCGAATGCAAGTTCGGCAAGCCGCGGCTCTCAACTGATCAGCGCCGCGTCCTCGAGCACTCCGCTTGCGAGGGCGCATTCGTCATCGTCACCACCGATCCGGTGAAACTCTCCGCTGAGCTGGACCACTGGGGTTAGTTCAGCTTCTTGTCCTTCAGCGCGTCCGCTCTCTTCGCCATCCGCGTCTGCTCCACCCACTGCGCGACCGCTTGCGCAAGCATGATCGTCTGCGCGCTGCTCGTGCAGTTCACCAGCGGATTGTCGATGTGCTTGCGCTCCCCCCACGTCAGCGGCCGATTCGCTCTCCACCAGCGCAACGCCGCGTTGAGCACCGCCATCTCGGCCTCAGTCATGGGCAGCAAACTCCTGCAGCAGCTTCTGCAGCGCGCGTATCAGCCATTGCAACCGGCTCACCTGCACCATCTGCACCAGAATCATCACCGCAAGCGCTACGTTCAACACCGCCTGAAACAGCACCAACGCCTCGAAATTCATCCGCCGCCCCTTCACTTCCTCCCAGTTTTCTCCTCCTCAGCGAATTTTTTTTCACACGAAGACTTGTGCGTTTTCGGCCCCTTTTTACGCTCCATCACCCACGTCTTCCCTCTGTAGCTCCGGTCTACGTACTAGGTAATTCGTACTAGTCTACGCATGTCTGCGCGTTTTTTGCAAGTGCCACCCGCTCGGTTTAAGCGTATAACCCTCCCTGCTAGTCCCTTCGCATCAAGCGGGCACTAGCAGCCGTCTGTAGGTCTTCTTGGGACCATTTTCATCCCGCGGGATGTAAGTTGAGCCTTCGTTCCGCGGGATTTTTCCAAGGCCGATGAACATGAAGGTTCTCGAGCGTACCCCCCCTTGCCACGAGTGCGCTGCCACCGACAGACGCAGAACTCACGTCCTCACCGGCGATCCCGATTTTGATTACTCCATCGAGATGTGCGCCAACACCGACCTCCCGCAGCGCCTCTCGATTTACCTCTCCCCTGTTGCAACCGCTTACCGTCCGCGTAACGCCTACACGGGCGGTGCGTACTACGGCTATCACGGAGACGACTGATGAAATATCCCAAGGACGAGAAGCGCAAAGGCAAGGCTCCTCCGTTCCCACCGAAGAAAAAAGGCAAGTGATCATGGAACTGTTCAAGAAAAAACCGAAGTCGGATCAAGCGCCCGATCCCGCAAAGATTCCCCTCGGCGGAATGGCAGGCGAAGCCAAACGCACACTCGGCGGACGCGGTAGATCGATCGATGAACAAGTAGAGAAAACCATCACCGGCGCCCGCAAGACGCGCACCCGCAGCGTTTGAAGCATCATGCCCTTCTCCCTCGCTGACGCCTTTCGCCACACCCACAAAGCGAAGTCCCCAACCGCCAAGCGCCAGTGGGCTCACGTCGCAGAAGGCGCGCGCAAGCGCGGAGCAGGCGAGGGCGCAGCGATTCGCATGGCGAACGCAGTCGTCGCTAAGCGGCGCGGCAAAACAAAGAAATAGGATTCGATTTCAAATGCAGCGTGGCGCACAGCCTGGAAATCAGAATGCAGCAAAGCCTACTCGGTATTTCACCGAAGCAATCAAACGCGCAGTGCTTGCAAACGATGGGCAAAAAATGCGCGAGATCACCGATGTGCTGGTAGAGCAGGCTGCAGCCGGTGATATCGCAAGCGCACAGCTTGTGATCGAACGCATCGACGGCAAGGTGAAGCAGATCGTCGTTCACGAGGGCGATGATGAAGCGCCGCTCACGATTCACATCGCCGCTTCTTCGCTTGTGCAGAAGATCCGCGGTATGCTCGAGCGTACCACCGAGCTTACTGTCATCGAGGGGGACAAGAAATGATTGAATGGCTGTTCTTAGTCATCGGATTGCTGATCGTTGTTGGCGCGGTGCTGTGGATTTGCCAGACGTTCATCATCGCGATCCTGCCCGCGCCGATCCAGGCTGCAGTGCGCGCGCTGGTGGGCATCATCGGAATTCTGGTGATCATCGTTGTGCTGATCTGGGGCAAGCTGCCGATTCACTGCCCGTGATGAGAGTGTTTTTCTGCTTCGGTGATCTCGTGGCACACATTGCACAGTCCTTCCAAGTCGTCAATGTTTTCGTATCCAACACGTGCATAGGTTACGTGATGCGTCTCGCGCCATTTAACGCTGCCCGCCATTCGACGTTCAGGAATGTATTCAGCGCATCGTTTGCAGCGTCCGTGCTGGAGAGTCCACACCAGTATGCAAAGCTGTTTCCATCGAAGCGATTTCAGATAGCTCGTGTACCACCGATCCCACCAAGCTTTCATTGCACCCGTGAAGCGGTGCGGCTCGATCATGGGATCGTAGACAGGATCGTTCGCAGCTTCCTCGATTACTGCATCACCAAGGTAAAGGTCTATCTGCGTCAACATGGGTTGCTCTTCTGGTTGTGGTTGAGTTGCGGAAGTGGTGAGGGCCACGCCCGCGAGTTCAGCACAGCTTTGTGAGGAGAGCAACGTATGGAACAGGCAAACGTAAGAATTACAGGCAAACGTGGGGGGAGGCGTTCGACGTCAATGAAACCAGGAGAAACGAGAAACAGTGATGGACGTCCAGCAGGGCTCGCTTGTAAGGCAAGACGCGATGAATTAAGCGTAAGAGAATTAATCGACGCGGCTCTTTCACACAAACAGCCTTTGATTGCACGACTCAGATGTTGTGCTGACGTGGCGCACCGTGGTTTTGGCGCAATTGCCGATGGCCTTTTCCCACTGATTGTGGATCGCCCGTATTACGATGATCCGGGACAGTTAGAAATCAACAACCGAATTCGTAACGGCGGTGGTTACTCACTTGGTGATGCGTACTACGCTTACGGCAACAAATGGAAGGCTGGCGCACTTGATCAATTGAACGACGCCCTACGCAAATACGGTCTGAGCGTTTGGAGAATTACGGAACGCGATGCTCTCCCTGCCTGACCTGTTGCGCTGGTGGGAGGAGATCACCGAGCGCGGCACGAACCTCGCCGCGGTGCGCGAGTTATGCCTGCAGGATCGCTACTTCCTTCTGGTGCAGCTGTGCAACCGCCACGACATGCTGCATCCGTGGATCTACGAGCGTTGCCGTGAAGTAGAGCATGCACCAGATGGTTATCTGGATCTCTGGGCGCGGGAGCATTACAAGTCATCTATCATCACCTTCGGCGGAGTGATCCAGGAGTTGCTGCGCAACCCTGAGATGCGCATCGGCATCTTCAGCCACACCCGACCGATTGCCTCGAGCTTCCTGCGCTCGATCAAGCGCGAGCTGGAAGTCAACGAGAACCTGAAGACGCTCTTCCCCGATGTGCTGTGGAAGGATCCTGGGCGTGAGTCGCCCATGTGGGGTATCGAGACCGGCATCACCGTCAAGCGCAAGAGCAATCCGAAGGAGGCATCCGTTGAAGCGCACGGACTGGTAGACGGTCAGCCGACGGCGAAGCACTACGATCTGCTCGTGTACGATGATGTGGTCACGCTGGAGTCCGTCAGCACACCGGATCAGGTTGCCAAGACCACGCAAGCCTGGCAGCTCTCCGATAACCTTGGGACCGCGGGCGGGCGCAGGTGGATGGTTGGGACGCGCTACAGCTTCGCGGATACGTACGAAGCGGTGATCGCGCAGGGCTCAGCCAGGGTCAGGCTGAAGCCAGCGACGGATGACGGCACGCCGGAGGGAAAGCCGGTGCTCTTCACGCGCGATGTGTGGGAGCAGAAGAAGCGCGATCAGGGCGCGGCCACGATTGCCTGCCAGATGCTGCAGAACCCGCTTGCAGGCTCGCAGCGCATGTTCGATGTGGCTGACCTGCGCGTGTACGAAGTAAGACCGGAGACGCTGAATGTCTACATCACCTGCGATCCTGCTCGCTCACGCAAACGGGACTCTGACGACACGGCGTTTGTCGTTACCGGAATTGATTATGCTCTCAACAAGTACTTGCTGGACGGGTTCGCCCACAAGATGGATCTATCTGAGAGATGGAGACGGCTGCGCGAGCTTTTCATCCGATGGAAAGGGGCAAGTGGTGTTCAAGCAGTATTCGTTGGATACGAGAAGTATGGAGCGGATGCCGATCTTGATTACATCAATGAGCGCATGGCGCAGGAAGGACCGTACTTCGATGTTGTAGAGCTTGCGTGGCCGCGCGAGGGCGATGGCTCGAAGGTGGACCGCGTGCAGCGTCTGGGGCCGGACTTCCGGGGAGGGCACTATCACCTGCCATATGAAACTGATGCTGAATGGCTGCGATCTGGAACCAATGCGAGGAGACTCACGACTCTACAGCAACGCATGGTCACGGTGGGACATGGTTATCGGATTGCTAGACCTATACGCAAGCCAGGACCGGATGGAAAGTTGTACGATCTCAGCCAGAAGCTGCGTGAACAGATTCATTTCTTCCCTTTCGCGGGCAAGAAGGATGTCGTCGACGCAGCAAGCAGAGTTTACGATATGGAACCGGTAGCACCTGCGATCATCACGCAGGATGTGCTCGAGCCGGAAGTTGTGTGAAAGCCCATGACCCTAGAGAGTACCAAGTTGATAGAGCGCAGCCATGACGTTTGAGAGTGCCACGGTTGCAGAGCGCAGCCAGATCTCCAGAGAGTGCCAGGAAGCGGAAGCGAGCCATACTAGGTGAGAGCACCAGAATGGGAGAGCGAGCCATAGCGTCGGAGAGTACTAGGTACCCTGAGCGCAGCCATAACATGCGAGCGTACCAAAACGCTGGAGCGCAGCTTTAAATGCTCTACTGCGTGAACTGTACTCACTTTGACAGCACGAACGTGCTGTGCAACAACCGGCAGAACATGACCGGGCCCGATCCGGTGTATGGCCTGTTCAAGCCGCGGCTGTCGCCGATGGATCTGCGCACGACGAGCGGACCGAACGTGTGCGGGCCGGATGCGGTGTGGTACTCACCGATCACCCCGCCATGAGCCATATCAGATGAGAGTACCAAGCTACAGGAGCGAGCCATATCTCGCGAGAGTACCAAAGGAAATGAGCGCAGCCAAAAAGGCTGAGAGTACCATCGCTGTGGAGCGAGCCCTGCAGATGGAGAGAACCAAGGTCTCAGAGCGCAGCCAATCCGCAGGAGAGTACCAAGATGCTTGAGCGGCACAGATGAACGAGCAGATGATTCTCGAGCGCTGCTGCGTGTTCCGCTGCATGCGCCGAGCAGAGACAGAATGGCGGGATGGCAGATGGTATTGCCGCGAGCATGTGATGGAAGCTGCAGACGGGCGTGATCATCCGATCTTCGATGAGCCGCCGCAGCGGCTGGAGCCTGAACAGGTATGAAGCATGAGACGCAAGGAATGGTTCTGGTCAATATGGCTTATCGTGATCGTCCTATTGATCATCTTCTTCATCTGGGCACTTGAGAGGCATCAGCCCGCTTATGGCTTCGACTCCGTATATACCGCCGACACTCGGCAAGCCTGTCACCAGCCGTCAGTTCGACTGGCGGCAGATGGCGATTGCCGCATGGGGTGAAGAGTGGGGCAAGAACGACATAGCCTACGAATGGTCCAGCGGCAGCACGTTCCAGAGCACCGACCGCTACACCACGGGCATCTACCGCAGGAAGAGCGGGCCGTGAAGCCGCGGCTTTATTACAACTGGATCGTGCGGGCCTGGATCTGCTACACCAGCACGAAAGAGGGCTTGCGCATGTGCGGGCAGGGTGATACGCCTCTGGAGGCTTACAGCATATGGTGGGAACGGTGCGCTTGGACGTTGACTCCTTGATCAGTCGGGACATCCTGGACGAGATGGCGGCAATGGCCAGAGCCTGTCCGCCCGGTTGCTTCATGGAGGTCGGCGTGTACAAGGGCGGCTCTGCCGTGTATCTGGATGAGGCTGCGCGGGCGCAGAGCCGCGAGCTGTATCTGTTCGATACCTTCAGCGGCATTCCCTATCGCACGCACGAGCGTGACTCGCATCAGGTGGGAGACTTCGCCGACGGTCCTGGGTTCCGGGCGATCCGCGAGATGTTCCCCGATGCCTACGTGGTGCAGGGGATCTTTCCGGAATCGGCGCAAGCTCTGATCATGCCGCCGGTTGCCTTTGTGCATCTGGATGTGGACCAGTACAAGAGCTACCGTGATGCCATCTGTTTTCTGCGCCCGCGCATGGTAGAGGGCGGGGTCATGTGGTTCGACGACTACGATTGTCTGCCGAGCGCAACGCTTGCCGTAGATGAGATGCTCGGTGCCGGAGCCGCCAGGCGCGCACCCTGCGGCAAAGCCTACTGGAGAGCCTGAACGAGATGGATGCCTACGGTGCAATGCTCGAGAACCTGCGCCAGATCGTGCTGATGCAGGCAGCGTATGCGACTCCTGCGGATACCACTAAGCTGTGCATTACCTGCAAGTGGTGTCAGTTCCCGCCCACCGCTGCAGGCCCGTATGCTTTTAACTACTGCACGAACCGTTCATCCTTGGACCTGGACCGCGGCGGGCCGATAGCGGCGGTCGTTGCACGGTTCAACGATCACTTGTGCGGACCGGATGCCTCTTGGTGGGCACAGCGGACATGAGCGACATCCTCACCATTGAAGACGACGGTCTGGACGATCTAACTTCCGCGCGGATCGTCGCTACAACGCTCGAAACACATTATCCAGGTTACCTGTGGGAAGTCTCCGGGCTGCGGGGAGGTGGAATTTTCGTGAAGTGCGGGCAGACCGCACACTTCGGGACATACGGGTATTACATCCAGGAGAAAGACGTTTGCAGTGCGAGCGATCTGGCGCGGCTTGCAGTGCTGGGTGGTGGTGAACTACTTGAGCGTGCCGGACTTCCCTGCGGCAGGTGGAACGGTGAGATCCCTACCAGGCTCGAGGGCGCGGATCCGCGGCATCGGAGGTATAATTGATGTTCCCCGGGCAGAACGGGAGCCTTGCAGTACGGTGGCAGCGCGGGCCGGATGAGACACCCGCAGGGATCACGCGGTCAGCCGCGGGTGCCCCTGCACTATGGGCGGTTGACGGCATCAGTACCGTGTCAAGCCGTAAGGCTTCCGTTCTGGTTTAAATCATGGCCTCCAACGTAGAGCGTCCGCAGCCGCCGAGTTCCGATTTCGGCGGTCCGAGCTTCACTCAGCGCGGTGATCTCGAGCGGCGCTATGCCAAGACTCCCAAGGCGGACGAGTCAGACGGCGAAGGACAGTGGCTGCGCCTTGCCAAGGAAGCCTTTGACTTCTCCACTTCCTACGTGGATTCGAACTATCGGCCCAAGTGGGAAGACTCCATCCGAGCCTTCAACAACCAGCACCCCATGAAATCGAAGTACAACTCCGCGGCCTACGACAAGCGCTCGAAGATCTTTCGCCCCAAGACCCGCGCCATCATCAGAAAGAACGAGGCGGCGGCGGCAGCGGCCTACTTCTCCAACATGGACGTGGTCTCGGTGGAGGCCGAGCGCATGGACGACAAGAGCGCTCAGGCGTCCGCCGACATCATGAAGCACCTGCTTCAGTACCGGCTGACGAAATCCCTGCCGTGGTTCCTGGTCACCATGGGCGCGCTGCAGGACACGCAGACGATGGGTGCCTGCATTGCCCACGTTCACTGGGAGTATGAAGAGCAGAAGAAAGTGCCCGATGAGCCGGAGTTTGAATCCGATGCGGACCGCCGCGAGAAGCCTGACCGTGAAGACATCAAGGTCATATCGGACAAGCCTGCCGTGGATCTGTTCCCGCTCGAGAACCTGCGCTTCGATCCGGCTGCGAAGTGGACCGATCCCATCGGCACCAGTCCCTACATCATCCACATGATTCCGATGTACGTGCAGGACGTGAAGGGCAAGATGCGCACCGGGGAGTGGAAGCGCTACTCGGACTCTACCATCTCGGTTGCCATGCAGACCAAGGCGGACACTACCGTTGCCGCCCGCACCGGACGGGAAGATGCCCGCAAGAACGAAGCGCGCACCATCGGGGATTACCAGATCGTGTGGATCCATCGGCACATCCACAAGCGGGAGGGCCACGACTGGGAGTTCTACACGCTGGGCACGGTTGCCATGCTCACCGAACCCTGCCCGCTTCAAGAGACCGTGTTCCACGGCATGCGTCCCTACGTCATGGGCAAGTGCGTGCTGGAAGCGCACAACATCCTGCCGACATCCATTCCGGCGCTCGCTGAGGGCCTGCAGACCGAAGCGAACGAGATCGCCAATACCCGGATGGATAACGTCAAGCTCGTCCTGCAGAAGCGCTGGATCGCCCGCAGGGGCAAGGATATCGACTACGCGAGTCTCGTGCGCAACGTGCCCGGTTCGATTACCCTGGTGAACGATCCGGAAAAGGACATCCGCGAGTTGTCCTGGCCGGATGTCACCCAGTCAAGCTACGCCGAGCAGGACCGCATCAACGCCGACATGGACGAGTTACTAGGGAACTTCTCGGCAGGCTCGGTGATGACCAACAAGGCGGCGATGGAAACTCCTATGCGCACGCTCGGCTTGGTCAACACCGGGGCAACGGTGCTCACCGAGTATCTGCTGCGCACCTTCACTGTCACGTTTGTAGAGCCGGTTCTGCGGCAACTGATGAAGCTCGAGCAGTATTACGAGACCGACCAGACCGTGATGGCTCTGGCGGGCTCCCGCGCCAAGCTGCGCTTGAAATACGGCATGGATGAAGTCACCGATGATCTGCTGAACCGGGAACTCACCCTGTCAGTCAATGTCGGCATGGGTGCCACCGATCCCATGATGAAGCTGCAGAAGTTCCTGCTTGGGATCAACTCGTTTGCGGGCCTGATGAAGCAGCCGCCTCCGGGGATGAACCTCGCCGAAGTGGGCAAGGAAGTCTTTGCCATGATCGGCTATCAGGACGGGACGCGCTTCTTCGAGGGCGATGATCCGCAGAAGGCGATGATGCAAAAGCAGATCCAGCAGATGCAGCAGCAAATACAGCAGTTGACTCAGCAGGTGAAGGAGAAGCAGACCGGTCACATGCTCACCTACCGGGCGAAGACCGAAGCCGCGAAAGCAGGGGTTGCGCGAGAGCAGGTGAAGCAGCAAGGCGAAGATCGGCGCGTTGCCATCCTGCATCGGGGTAGAATGCCGGAGGATCCGAACGCCGAGCATCAGCGCGAGATGACGCGCCTTGCCATGCAGGAGCACCGGCAGGACCGCAAGATGCAGGGTGAAATGGCACTGAAGGCGCAGAAGCTGCGCGGGGATCAGGCGTTGAAGGCAGCAGCCATGTTGCAGCGTGGACCGGGCGGGATATCATGAGCGAAATGCTTGCGCCCTTTCCTTACTTCGGCGGGAAGAGAACGATTGCTGCCGACATCTGGCGTAGACTCGGGAATCCGAAGCAGTACATCGAGCCGTTCTGCGGGTCCGCAGCAGTATTACTGGCAAAGCCGCAACCCGCCTCGCTCGAGGTGATTGGTGACGGAAGCGGTTTCATCGCTAATTTCTGGCGTGCGGTCAAGCATCAACCGGAACTGGTTGCGTTTTGGACCGATTATCCGGTATCGCATGTTGATCTTGGCGCGCGGCATGTGTGGTTGATGGAGCGGCGCGCGCATATAGCGTCGGGACTGCAGGATTGCGAATGGCCTGGCGACGAAAAGGTGGCGGGCTGGTGGTTGTGGGGCCAATGCTGCTGGATCGGCTCAGGATGGTGTCAGTGGGATGGCAAGGTGCCGCACGCGGGCGACGCCGGGCAGGGTGTGCAGGCGATCGGCCAGGTGCCTCACGCGGGCAACGCCGGGCAGGGTGTGCAGGCGATCGGCCAGGTGCCTCACGCGGGCAACGCCGATTACCTCACCTCAGCGGGTCAGACGGCGCATCGGTGGTTGCGCATGCTCTCGGAGCGCTTAGAGCGGGTCCGCATCGTTCACGGCGACTGGTCGCGTTGCTTGAATAATCACTATGGCGGTCCGGAGACGGCGGTTTTTCTAGATCCACCCTATCGGCGTTTTGAAACGATGTACGGTTCGATACGTTCAGTGGCCGATGAAGCTGCGGCTTGGGCGCGGGATAACGAAGATCTAAGAATCGCCTTGTGCGGCCTTGCTGGTGATTACGAAATGCCTGGGTGGGAGGCGGTGCAATGGGATCGCGGCCGATTGACTTACGGCGGTGGCATCACAACCGATCAGGAATGCGTATGGTATTCACCGGTGTGTTTGTCCGCTGTACAACCTGATCTGTTTCATTCAGAACGCACGCATGAGACGGTCGGGATGATGATGTGAGGAGCGCAGCCATACTTGCGGAGAGTACCAAGCGAGTAGAGCGTAACAGATGAAGCTCGAGACCGATCCGATTGTGGAGCTTGCCGTGTTCGGGCAGGAAGTCGAGCGCTTCATGGATTCGTCCATCGGTGTTTACGTCTCGCAGAAGATCGCGGACGAGATTGAACACTCGATGCAAGAACTAAGAACGGTGAACCCGCAAGACGCGGGCGCAGTCTCTGCAGCACAGGCAAAGGCTCAAGTAATGCTGGATCTGAGCATGTGGCTTCGCCAGGCAATCGCCGCGGGCACGCAGGCTCAGGAAGCGTTGCGGGAGTCTGCCAGTGGCGACGACACGTGATGTATCGAAGGTCATTGTATCTGCCCGTGATGGTCACAGCGCGCGTGCCCGTGCGCTCGAGCAGATAGCCGATCTCAACGAAGAGATCACCAGCAAGGAAGACCCTGACTTCGATCCGGAGTCAACCCACGATGCCGAGCAGGACGCGGAGCTTGCCAAGAGCATAGCGCAGGGCGGTGAAGCCGCCGAGACGGCGGAAGAACCCGCGGAGCAGGCGCAAGAACCACAAGAAGACGAAGAGCCTGCGGGTGAAGAGCCCGAAACCGAGCCGCCCGCGGAAGAGCCGGAGGAACCGGCCCCGCCCAAGCAAGCCAAGCAGCCGCGCAAGATCAAGATCAAGGTCAACGGCCAGGACTTGGAGTTGACCGAAGAGGAATTGATTGCCCGTGCGCAGAAGGTCGAATCGGCAGACCAGTACCTGGCCGAAGCCGCACGGGTCAGACACCAGGCTTCACAGCAGCCATCCCAACCGGACACTGCCAGCACTGCGCATCCCAGTGACGAGGAAGATGCCGCGCTCGCCCGCGCGTTACAACTGGGCACAGAAGACGAATCCGTTGCCGCACTCCGCAAGCTTCGCCAGTCTGCATCCGCTCAAACGGACCAGATTGTTGCCGCTGTGGATGAGCGCATAGCGTTTCGTCAAGCCGTTGACAAGTTCTCCGAGAACTTCTCCGACATCTTCGCAGACCCGCTGCTTAAAAACCTCGCCTTCGCCTTAGACAAGCATTTCATGGAACTCGGCGACAAGCGTCCCTACGGGGAGCGCTATGCCGAGATCGGAAACTTGATCAGAGACAAGATGCGAGAACTGGCTAAGCAGTACGGCACGGATGAGGCGAAGTTGAAAGAGAAGGCGCAACGAAAAGCTCAAGCACCTTCTGCGCCCAAAGCTGCCGGGACGAAAGCCACGCCGGATGCTTCCGAAGAGGAAGAAGACGGTCCGGAGGATTACTCCAAGTGGATTCGATCCGAAGCCGAGCGCAGGGGGAAACACTACGGAGTGATCTAAATGGCAGGTCAAGTATGGGCAGTTAGCTCTCTGGGTGGATATCTCTACTCCAGGCAACTGTCGAATGTGTTGCGCATGGCCGTGCAGCCTCTGGTGAAGTTCCGCCAGTTCTGCGATGTGCGTGACGCCAGTCAGCAAGGCAAGAAGAAAGGCGATACCTTCACATGGGATGTGTTCTCTGACGTTGCGACCGCGGGCGGGGTGTTGATTGAAACCAACACGATGCCTGAGACCAACTTCACGATCATTCAGGGAACGCTGACCATCACCGAAGCTGGTAACTCGGTTCCGTTCTCAGGCAAGCTTGACAACCTGTCCAAGTTCCCGGTCATCGAACTTGTGCAGAAGGTGCTCAAGAACGATGCCGTCAAGACCTTCGACCGACTTGGCTGGACGCAGTTTAACCAGTGCCTGCTGCGCGTCACCCCAACGGGCGGCTCGAGCACATCCGGCGCGCTCACGCTCTCCACTACGGGCACATCCACCGTCACCAACAACGATCCGTATAACAACACCTACGCAAAATCGCTGGTGGATACGATGAAGGAAAGGAACATTCCTGCGTACATCGGGGATGACTACTACGCAATCGCATGGCCCACCACGCTTCGCACATTCAAGAACAACCTGGAGACCATCCACCAGTATTCGGATACGGGCTTCAAGCTGATTATGAATGGCGAGATCGGGCGCTATGAGAACGTGCGCTACGTGGAGCAGACCAACATTGCAAAGGGCATAGGCTCCACCGGCATTGCCTCATCGGCAGGCGGTGACATGGTGCCCTGGACGAATGCCAAGTCGGATTGGATCTTCTTTTTCGGGAACGACACGGTGGCTGAGGCTATTGCCGTGCCCGAAGAGATGCGCGGCAAGATCCCGACCGATTACGGCAGATCGAAGGGTGTGGCCTGGTACTACCTTGGCGGCTTCGGCATCGTCCATACGCTGGTGGGCAATGTGCGCATCGTCAAGTGGGATTCGGCGGCTTAAGGAGAGACGACATGGCACAGAAAACCCAAGCCTACGATCATCCCGCATACGAAGTCGTGTTCCAGCAGCAAGCGGCCACGACAACGTTTACCGGCGCAAGCACGCAAGGCATCAAATATTGCGCATTCTCCAACCTGATCATCAAAGCCTTCACCGGCTTGATCACGACTGGCGGAACCTCTAACGATGTCGTGAGCATCGTAAAAGTATCAGGCACGACAACGACCACGCAGGCTTACGGCACGACGGGTTCAGGGGCAACCGGCGTCGTATCGCTCACCCCTGCAGTTGCCGCCAATCAGGTCACGACCGTGCAAGGTGATGTCTACTGGGCACAGAAAGGAACCGATGCAACGGGCACCTATACGGCTGCGACGATTGAATATGCCGTGCAGCCGCTCGGTGTTCTCACTGTTTGAGGAGATAGTTTATGGCTTTCCAGGGTGATGCAATCAAGAACCGGTCCTACAGGACCAATGACGGCTCGAGCATTCCCGATCCGGGACGCGCTGCCGTCAACAAGGGTTTCTTGAATCGAAACACGGAGTATTCCAACGAAACGGCCTTCAACGACACGACGGCTGCCGACCGCAGCATGAACGGTCAGATCACCGGCATGCACTCGTGGCGCAAGGATGAGAATCTGGACGATCCGGGTCTGGATGCTTCGGGGGGCTGGTTGTACAAGCAGGGCACGCCGTACGGGGAAGCTGCAATGTTCAACCAGTTGCCGCCGGGGCAGGACATCGGAGACCAGAACTACGCTGCCATCTACGATATGCCGCTCAAGACCGTAACTGCTATCGGCTATCCGGGTGACGGAGCGTTTCCCGTCCGCGATATCCCGGAGTGATAGGGAATGTTTCCCCGTCCGCGACAACCCGGAGTGTCATAAGGAACGCGGGGAGCCAATAACTCCCCGCGGCTAAAGCTATGCCGATCAGACAGGAAAAGTTCCAAGTTTCGTTTCCCGATTTGCCCAAGGAAGACCCGCGCGATCATCAGTGGGTCTTTCCCAGTGGCAAGACAGCAGGGGGCCTTGCCCGCAAGGGGGATGCCAAAGGTGTGTTTCACAAGCGCTTGACCGTGCATAAGGCATTCGGCTATGCCGACGAAGAACTGGATTTGCCCGGAGACGATCAATACCGCTTGAACGTCATCCCGCCCACCGAGATCAGGGAGCCGTGCGTTGTAGCGCATCAACTGCCGCTCTCCATGCGGGCAGGCGAAACGGACGTATCGGATTACGTTGCAACGGCTGAATCACTGGCCGACGGCTTCACACGCTGCCCGATGGTCTCCACCGACGATCAATACAC